ATACGTACAACCTCAGCTATGCAAGCGGAGATTACGACTATGTAATCAAAACTTCTAAGACTAGGGAAGTGCGTGCTGGTGTGCTTTATGACACCTTGGGTACATACGACGCCTTCGGCGTTAATTTGTCCCAACTGCCCGCAGCAGGTTATGAAATTATAACTTTCTCCTTTGTTGTTGATTGGATTGCTAATATTGGTTCATATATACAAGCCATCAGCCCCAAATATGGGACACGACAACTCGCATCTTGGACTACGACGACGGAAACAACGAGAGTCGATTGGGAGTGTACGCGTTCGCGTATTGCTTCCCCTCGATATATTCGTTATACGTCTCCCTGTAACGTCACAGAAACTGTGACCACAGTACGACGAGTCCCGACTGCAACTGCTGCCATCGCGTGGGAAGGTTCCTTTCTTGGGAACAATCCTGCAACACGAGTAGCGGACGCTTTGTCCTTAGCTTTTCAAGTTTTGAGAAGCAAAAGGTAGTCGTCTCGTTAATAAAACCCTTACCCCGTACGTGACGGATTATAACAATCACGAAACAAGGAAAAGATATGTCTTTAACAGTGAACCTTAAGTCATATGTAAATGACACTCAGCGATCACCTGATAGCTTCCGGTATACCGGACCAGCCAACACTTTGTCCGCCAAGGATTACATTGATTTGAAGCGCACCGCGCCTAAAGTCACTGCGACCAGTGCGGGTAAGGCTAGGAGCCAGGTTAAGCTGACGCGTACACTGACCGATGGTACTGCCGCTGTAGGAGACGCTATTTATGAATTTAATTTTAGCGTACCCGTAGGCGCCCAGTCGTCTGAGATCACCGCAATGCTAACCGACATAGCCACATGGGCTGCGACGGCGGCATGTGCCGACCTCGTTGAAGACCTCGACATTGTACAGTAATTAAACTTCAGGGGAATTCCTCTCCTGATGCTGTTCAATGATATTCGAGGGAATTGACATGGAAGACCATGCTTTAATCGTTAAAGCCTTTTTAGTAGTTATCCTCATCGTTGTTGGTGGGGGTAGCTCGGCTGTGATCGACTTTTTGCGAACCCAAGAGAAAGTCTGGGACCAGCGTCAAGCTGTCTTGGATGATTTCGCGGGTAAGTAGATCGTTGATAATCAGACACTGAACGTCATATCCATTTGAGTAACTGGAGATAGAGGTCTTATGCCTAAATCAAAAGCCGAAGAATGTAGTACACAGCTTTCAGCTAGTGCACAAAGTACGTTTGATAAAGTACTGCGTGCTGCCATTGGTTCTGCAACACTTGAAGATACAGACCTTCTGCTGGGTCTCCTTGACCAGCAAGATTATTGGGGTTTGTTGAATTGGGTGGATGGTAGGCCGACTCCACAAGAGTATGAGTCAGAGGCGCTTTTCTACGCCGACTACCAGATTGCCACACTAATCAAGAAGTACCCTTATCAACCAGACCTCGTTCCGCAGTTAACACCGCGGGAAACTGCCATAGAGAAATTCTTGGCTTCTGAGGAAAAGTGTAAAGAGGTGAACCTTGATCTTGCCATGCATCATCGTGAGATGAAGTTGGACGCGTACGCTGAAGTAAAGCGTATCGCCCGCAAGCGTATACTCGACATAATCGGAGAAGAACCCGATCTTGAAGAGATCTACGACCTGTGTGACATAACTGCAGGCGCTTCCATGGGCATAAACGGTAGTAAAACCAATACAGCGCGGAAATTAAATGCCTAAGTGGTCCGTTACGCCCAGAGCGTTAAGTTACGCTATTCCTGCTTTATGGAGTAACATCCAAATACGTGAGCACATCCTCCCGGGTGTGATCGTGTGTTATGATAAGGGGGCCTTTGGTCACCTTGTCCGCGAGCGGGCAGTAGTGTCGAACCATAATAAGATAAGTTTCGTACCAAAGACAGCGAAGACCGAAAGGTCAATAGCTGTAGAACCCTTCCTGAACGGCTTCGTGCAGTCCGGGGTTGACGGGTATCTCAAGCGTAGATTATTGCGCCATGCAGGTATCGATTTATCCTCCCAGGAGGTAAACCAGGCGATGGCTTTGTCTGGCTCTTTGGGGGGTGTTAATCCCTATGCTACGATAGATCTAGCAGCAGCGAGCGACTCTTTGTCAATTGCGGTTGTGAAAGATCTTTTGCCTCCGTGTTGGTTTGAATTTCTTTCTGATATTCGAGCTACGCACTTCGAACTTCCCGATGGTAGTATACATAAATACCAAAAGTTTTGTTCGATGGGTAACGGGTTCTGCTTCCCACTACAGACGCTGATTTATTCAAGCGTTTGTTACGCGGCTGCGCAAATGACGGGCGCACCTGATGACTTTTCCGTTTACGGAGATGATATCATCGTGCGTCAATCAGAAGCGCTACTTGTGATAGAAATATTGCAAGCGCTGGGTTTCACTGTGAACACTGAGAAGACGTTCATAGTTGGGCCCTTCCGCGAATCGTGTGGATCCGATTGGTTCTTAGGCCAGGACGTTCGTCCTGTGTGTATTGACAAGCCGATGACAGACGTTCGTCATCTAATGTCCTTTCATAACTCATGCTTAAGATCTGAGCGAGTGGAGACCTTTATGGAATCTACCCGCGAAGTCTTACGAAACCTGGGCCGCAATAAATACTTGCGTCCGGGTCGAGAGCCTGGTGATAGCGCTTTCAGCGTTCCGCTAGACTTGTTCATGAGTTCGCCTACTGCAAAGTGGCGCAAAGATTTAATGAGTTGGTCATGGCAGGAAATTCGTTCTCTGCCTGTGGCCGATAAGTTACCTCCTTTGGAGAAAGTTGAGTATGCAACTACTCTAGCACATGCGGTCATGCGGGGCGCCAGCTCCGCACAGCCGTTCAGCTTAAGACGCATCACCAAGCCAAAGGTAGTCAATGTTTGTCGACCCTTCCGGGAAGACTATGACAAAGACTTGCCTCTGTCGCTCGCCCATGTAGCTACGGGCGGAGCGGCTAACGTTTGGCAGTTGCGAGAAACGGTGAGGACTAGAAATTCAAGACCTCACCCCTCGGAGACCGGGTTCCGGGTGCGCGAACGGGTTAGGCTAACCACCTAACCTCGCGCTCGGTTCCTTCTCCATGGACGCGGGTTTTCCGCTGTAAATCAG